GTCGTGGCGGTAGCGGGTTACTATGCTGTCCCTGTACTCTGTTGTGGGCAGGCACTCGCAGGTCTTGCACCCTGTCAGCACCCACGCAAGGAGCAGCACGAGAAACGCAAAGGCAAGAAAACGAATTATTTTTATTAAATCTATTTGCATTATTTGTTTATTCCAAAAATTTGTCGTACCTTTGCTATGTGTTACGAATTATCGTTGCATTATTGTTGAGAATTATCTCTTCAAAAAGCCTCGAATTATCGGGGCTTTTTTATTTCTCCTCACTTACCTCCTGCTTATTATCCTCTACTACTTCCGATGTCTCGGTGGTATCACCTGCTTTTAGCATATACGACGTTAAATCCATAGCCGCTACTGCCTTATGTATCTTTTCCGCTTGCGTCTCCGATACGGATTGCGTGCTGCTTTCAGTCTGATATACGTTGTCCGTCCAACGGGACAATGAGAATGGATATTCAGCCCTTCCGTTTTCCCTGTCATAATCACTATTGTACCGCACCGTAAACGGAAGGAAATCCACAGCAGGAGCAAAGTCGGTATCTGTATTCGCAATGCCGATGCCGAGTTTTTTATTCAGCAGTTGCAGGTGCTTGGTAACTACCTTTCCATCGTTGTGTGTTTTGGTTTTAACCACTGACGCATCCTGCAACTTACCCAAAAACATAGCAATATCGGTGGTTTCCATTTGATACGACTCGCTATGAAAACGCAGTATATACTCCTCTAAGCCATCATGCACCCCACATATCTCGGGTATGATAACGAAATACTTCTCCTTGCTACCGAGCAACCCTGTTTCTATGGGTATCAAAGGTGTTACCCACCCTGCACGCATGATACGTCCCCTGCTACTTACCCTCATAGATGTACGTACATAGCGGGCAAAAACCAACTCGTTTCCTATGTCCTGCCGTTTGATGACATCTATCGGAGCAAACAGGTGCAACTCCCTGCCGACGATCTCCAGCCGGCACACCTTGGCGCAACGAGAGGTCTTTTTATAGACATCGCCGGAAAGTCCCTCCAAAGCAGATTGCAAATCCTTCTGCTCTGCGATTGCACCGCCTATGTTTCCCCACGTTGCGGTAGGTTGTATATGTGCGGAGGTGCGACTATTGATAATGATATTTGCTGCCATAGTTATACAGGAGATTTGGAGGTTGCCACAAAGCGGGCATAGTTCTGTTGGAAATAGAGCATTGTACCATTGTTCGGAGCAAAACACTCGAGGTTGTAAACGCCCACAGGAGCGGCAGAGGTCTTGTCCTTATCCAGCGTAAACGTATAGGTGATTACGCCATTGGCAGTGCTGCCTTTGGTAACGGAAAACGCCACACGGGTCTGTGTGGCTGCATTGTAGAGGTTGCATTGGTTGATGTCTAACTCCTTGTCCGATGTAACACCTACACTGAATTTTTCGCCTTTGTAAATTGTCTCCATACGGATGTCTTTTCTCCCTTTCGTCGGTGGGGTGGGCTTTCAACTCCACCCGTGCCGACTACTCGGAACTAAATAACAACTATAAAGAAAGTTTGTTAGGCAGTAGGCTCTGTTTCCACTTCAAGAGGTGTGCAAGTCACTTCAGAGATAGTCTCACCGCTTTCGGTGATAGTAATTTTACCAAGCACGAGTGCTTTCTTGGTACTGTCTGTAGGCTGTAACGGTTCGACGGTATAAGTGTAGGTTGTACCATCTGCGTCTGTACCTTTCAACTCGCAAGAGATGCGACAACGTTCTGCAAGCAGCCCCGCAGGAACATCAGCATCTTCCGGTTGAGAGAAATACGCGTACTCGTGGTCGATTATACCATTGTGGTCATCGAACGGTTTCTTGCGTCCTTTCTTTACGCGAATGTCGAAAGTGATAGTGAAAGTATTCTCTTTGTACTTCACATCTTCATATTCGCCACCCTCAATCTTGGCTTCGAGTTTGTCGCCTTTTTCAGTCGCCAACTCCCAAGTATCTTCTGCTGCAGTCGGCAATTCTCGCCAACCTTTGCCCGTGTCGGTAATGTCACGTACTCCGTGACGGTTTTTACCCCATCCAATTTGTGCCATATTTGTATAATTTTAATTTGATTGGTTTAACTTTGTTTCCTTACACCGCTGGCAACCCTTATAACAAGTATTTGTATTCAAGCACTATGACAACAAAATGCTGCTTTATATCGGCATCTGCTTCGGTGTATATTGTCTTGTTCAAACTGAACTTGTAATTCGATTTCTCTGCTGTCAGCGTCTCCACCCACTCCACTGCCGCGCTCTCAAGTTCGACGGTTCTTGCACCGTCTTCCACAAAAACGCCGTTATCGTAGGGGGCGATGTCAGGCACATAGATATTGATAGTGACCACACCAGTCTCCACTTCGGCTGCCAATCCTGCGGTGAAGATGACGATAGCGTCTTCAAGACGGCTGTCGCGTGGTCTGTACCCTGCTTTGTACACAGCACCCGAAATCATCGACGAAAGAGTGCTTGTACAAAGCATTTGGTAAATATCATTTTGTACCTGTTTGGCTGTTAGCATTGTTAATCTCTATTTCAAGTTGTTTGAGTAGTCTCGGTATGAGTTGTTTTGCTTCAAGTTCTGCACTCGCTATCACATCTCGCCCCGTGGCTGCCACATATTTTGCGTAGTGCATTCCTGCCACAACTATCAGCACCGCCCCTTGCGGGTATTGCGCCACAAGTTCTTTGGCGTAGTCCCTGCCTGTTTTCGAGCCTTGTTCTCCATTGCCTATACTGCCGCCTACGGGCTGAAAATCAGAAGCCGAGCGCACTCTGCCGTTCACAGCAATAATATAGCCGATACTGCTTCGCAGATTACCCGTTTGGTCTTTGTAGCCGTTGCTTTCTCTCGCCCTGTTCACGCACTGCGTTCCGATGTACATCAGCGTATTAACCAGCGCACGCTCTTGTCGTTTCAGTTGCTGCTGCATATACTTCTGAATATCGGATAACGGCGATGTGAGTTTGACAGGCATTGGTTACACTAAAATTTTGACCTCACAGACGGCTTCGACAGGTTCTGCACTGATGACGGAATAATCTCCAATCACCTGCCGCTCCATATCATAGAGCCGTATCTGCTCTGCCGTGAATGGCGTCGGTTGCTGCTCGATGAGAATAGTGTATGTGGCGACCGTGAAACTCTCACCGCTTTGGCTTCGTCCAAGGTTGTTATGATTATTGGCATAATACTGACAAGGCATAGTAGGTGCATAGGCTTCACCTGTGGACTTTATCGGAAAGCCTGTTACAGGGTCTATGCCTCCTGCCTGCTTAATCTTTGTAGCAATATAGCCGTTTTGTATAATCACAACCTTGAACCTTTATAGCCATAGCGTGCTTTCGGAGCGTCTGTTTCCTCGTCTGTATATCCCGCATACAATTCGCTTGCACGGTTGCGAAACTGCAATCGTTGTTCGTCCGTAAACGAGTACGACTGACCACCTTGCGTTATCTGCGGAGCATACGATAGCCACATCAGCAGGTCGGCATACGCAAGGTTGTAGCCATTGCTCTGCATAACTGCGATAGTGCAATCGTCTTCCAGAGAAATCTCCCTCCGTTGCGCCACCTCTTGTAAGGTGCGCAGCGGTATGGGATAGGAATTGACGCTTTTGAGGGCTTCGAGAGTCGTCATAGGGCGTTAGTGATTAGGCTGCCTGTTTAACGGCTATTTCAACCTTGTTCACGCCGTCCGTGATAGTTACCGTAGCGGTGCGTGCTGCTGCTCCACTTGCATTGTTTGCTGCACAGGTAACAGACACTGTGTTGCCACTGATAGACACGGTTACGAACTCCTCGCTTGCGCTTGCTGACAAGTCAGCGATATTGCCACGATAGGACACTATTGCCTGTTTTGTCGCTTTTGCCGCAGTGAAATTCATTACCTTGTCGTTGGCATTGATTGAGATAGCCCCCTCTGCCACTTCGTCGGCTGCGAGCAAATAGATACTATTCGCACCATCGATAACGGGGATACACAGGGCTTGCCCTGATGTGAATTCCTCCAGCGGGTCGTTGTTCGAATACTTGCTGATGAGCAAGAACGAGCCTGATTTCTGGTAGTTCACGCCCTCTACGGGGTTGGTTTCCTCTGCGAGTGTGCCATATACAAGGCGACCTACTTTTTCGGTAGGTATAGCCACTATATTGGCTTCAACCCACGGACGAACGCTTTCCTCCGAGCCGTCGTGTTTCTGCACCTTGAATGTGCTGTCCACCACGCGGAATTCAACACCATACTCATCACGCAACGCTTCGTGGAACAGGGTAGTTCCCGGTACGGGCAGTATGGTGTCATCGGTGAAGATACGCCCCTGATAGGAAGCAGCGAGTTCCTTTCCTTGTTTCGACTTGCGGAACAGGGTGAAGTACTTTTTGCTCATCATCACGAGACCTATGCTATTGCCGTCGGCTTGTGCTTTGTCAAACAACTGCTGCACATCATCTTGCGGTGTAGAGAGACTACTGTTCCAGCCTGCCACACGGTTTTTGAATTGGTTTTCAGACTTGTAGAAGTCCACGCGAACACCTGTACCGTCATTCTCGCTGTCCTCTACAAGCATAGTACCTGTGGAGAGAGCCTGCTCAAACATCATCTCAATACGAGCGTCTGTGCCGTCAATAACACGTGGGACATCGTTAAGCACCTTTGCTGCAATAGTCGCCTCGTTCGTGCCGCGTGCGATAGCCACATTCAGGTCGGAGATGTCTTTCTCGCCCTTACGGAACTTGAGAGCAATCTTCGACAGTTTACCACTTGCGGTTGCAAGCGAACCGCGTTTCTTTAACGGAATAGAAGCATCCATTGCCACTACATCGGCAGCCACGATGACATTGTTGAGTTCGGTAGCACCCCAACTGAGGTCTGCGCTATACTCTTCTGTTAACATAGACTTGTAGAGCAAGGTTGGCTTGGTTTTCTCTCCGTTGTACTTTTCTGTGATTTTACCAATCACTCTCCCGAAGTATTTCTCTACAAATTCGGGAAACAATGATACTTGTTTTGCCATAGTCGTACTAATTTCGATTGGTTACACACTTACGCATACAGGAACTGAATTTGCGATAATGCAGTCTTTATTGCGCTCGTAACAGGGTACGGACTTGCAGCAGCGTTCACCTGACCGATAGTCAGAATGGCAGCGCGTGCGTCCTTTACTGATACACTTGCTTTCAGCACTCCCACATACGAATAACCGCTTGGCAGTGAGCCGTATGCCTCTCCATTTGAAGCCACTGGCATTGGTTTGTAGTCGTTGTCCTTTGCGATGATGATATGACCTGCTTTGATGACTTTGACATCACTTGCCACATCTTCGACATTCAAGGTGCGACCACCCGGAATATCGCCAAGGGCTTTCACGATTACGATACTGTCAAGCCCACTCTGAATTTCGTGAATATCACGATTGAGGTTTGTAGTTGCCATTTCGTTTTTCGTTAATTGATTAAACATTGATGAGTTTTCCAACAACAGCGTCGGTTTCGTTCTCGGACGCTTCTCTTGGGTTTGCGTTTTGCTGCTTGCCGCCTACTGCGTTGGGTTTGCCGAAGACAGCCCCTTTGGCATTGATGTCGTTACCTATCTGCTCAACCTCCGTCTTAACCTCCGAGAGCAGAGTATCGAACTCTTCCTCGGTGAGCGTATCAATACTTGTACGCTCGTAGGCTTTGCGAAGTGTAGCAGGCAGGTTTTCAATTTCTGCATTGAGTTTCTGTCTGCGGCTTGTAGAGGTGCGCTCCATCTCAAGTTTGTTCAGTCGTTCTGTCAACGCCTTGTTAGCGTCAATGATAGACTGCGCCCAATCAGGTGCGTCCTCTGTGCTTTTGGGTTGCTTTTTTGCGTCTGCCGGCTCGCCTCCCTCTATAGCCTTGCCGTCTTTCAGACCATATTTCTGCTCGTAATTGCGAACAGCGGTCTGTTGGGCTTCGGTAGCACGGCTGTCTCCGTAACTATCGATGACTTGCTGAATTGTAACCCCCTCGACAGCGGTTGCTACCTGTTCAGCGGTGGTGGCAGTCTTTGCCAACTTATCGGCTATCCTACCAAGAATTTGCTCACTGACCCCCTCAAATTTGGCTTTCAGTGCTTCAATAATTTTCTGTTTCATCAGTTTTATAGATTGATTTCGGCGACAAAGATACTATAAAATTCGTAAACACGCAATATATTCGACGTAAATAATGATATTTTTACGTATTTTTAATCGATTGTTCTACTGACTATTACGAATTTTGTATGAAAAATTACGATTTTTTTTCGTCAAAAATTTTGTCATATCAAAATTTAGTAGTAATTTTGCAGCGAAATTTTGAAAGAAACAGAATGTAAAAACCGAAATAGTTACGTATTAAGATTTAACAACAAGTAAATAATCAACTCAATCATAAACAAATTAAAATTTTACGATTATGGAATGCTTTTCATTTAACGGAAAAACGGCGGTTTTAGGTCGCACGGTAGTGGGCAGTAAAACACGCT